GCAGGATTAAGTGCATTCCAAATAAAAAATATATTAGACAGTTTTTGGTGGATGCTAAAGAACAGGCCAACATCAGAAAAGATTATAGCGGATGAGATGAAACTCCAAGATGAATTTAAAAACCTGAGAAGCTTCGTTAGTGGGAAAAGGATTCGAACCTTTGAACAAGCTATCAATCTTAGTTACTTAGGATGTGTTCAGAACAAAATAGGTGGGGTAGACGTTATTCAAGATCTACAGATTCTAGAAAAAACTCTGAAGGAAGAATACATTTGGGTAGATGATCTTGCTCACAGAATGAAAAAATTAGAGGAAAAAGGAGAGTTGGATCAAGCTCTAAACGAGAATGGAGTGCTAAAGAAAGATTATGTGAACACTGGCTCGCTTAAGACGAAGTTTAAAATGCTTAAGAAGCATAATATGAACCCAAGGATAATAATGTTAGCGTGCAATGAAGCCCTCAGAACAATAAACCCAGATAAGCAAAAAGCTAGGAATGACATATTGGAGTCACTATACTTGTTGAATAAAGAAAAGCCAGAGGATAAATACACCACACTAAAATCCTCATGCATACCACCAGAAACATATACTTTTGATTCAACAAAAACAGCTGTGAAAAGAGAAAAGTTAATTTTAGCTTTCCCAAAATGGTTTGAAAAAAAGTTAAAAGAAGGAGTGATTTCCGGGGAGATGCCAAGTATTCCAGAACTGGCAGATTTGGTGCTTCAGGATAAAGAGTGGTTACCAATAGTGAACATGTTCAAAAAATCTCAACATGGGACAATCAGAGAAATCTTAGTATCAAGCATTGAATCAAGAATCGTTCAACTATATTTAGAAAACATTGGAAGGGCAGTGTGCAAGAATCTAGATGTCGAAACATTAACATTTGGATCTAAAAAAATGATGTTCTCAAAAAACCACAAAAGAGAAGTTAAAGAAATAATGAAGAAGTACCCCTCAGCAACTTGCAGGCATTTCAATGATGTTCTTGATTGCACGACATGGTGCCAGAGCTTTATCATGTCAGTCTTCTGTTGTTGCATAAATGCTATGCTTGGCCCTGAAGTTGGGGCAAGTTTCACTACTGCCATGAACAGGTTTACAAATAAGAAGGTGATCATCCCCCACTCAGTGTTGGACAACTTTGTGAAGAGGCCGAAAATAGACAGCACAATGGCAGCCATCAACAGACTTAAAAAAGACTTCAGAGGTGAAGGGGAAAACCCAATAATGAAAGAAGGGGAAAATATATTCACCAATGAAACAAACATGTTTCAAGGGTTCATGCATTACAACTCCTCTGCCGTGGGTGCTGTAATTGATGTCCTTCATGAAAAATTTGGGAGACGATATTTAAATGGTCAGCTTAAAGTTAACGAAATTATGAACTTGGAAGATGGAGGAAATAGACTTGAAAGAGCTGATGTGGTTATTTCCAGGCATGGAGCTGTTTCCTCTGATGACCGAACAAGCTTGTGGTCAGTGATTATAATCAATAAATCAAAAGACAACATTCAGAACAACTTGTCTTTGAGCAGGTACATGCAAGTGGTCAGCAGGATGTTGGAACCTCTAATGAACGCAATAACAATAAGAGTTAGTGACCCCAAGAGTGCTAGAAATATGAGTGAAATCAGTGAATTCAACCAGAACTACAGTGTGAGAAATTCAGAAGTGAAAGCAGCTATTAAGATTGTTGGCCCCTGCGTCAACGTCCCCGGAATAGCTGGTTTCCTGTCCCAATCCAGAAACTTTCATGAAACTTTGAAAGATTGCAGATCTTATGGATTGACATCAATATCCTGTGCGGCAATATCCCTGGAGCAAAGCTGCTTAGCATGGACTTTGAGAGGGGCTGATGTTGAGCATGATGCAAGCAGAATGGAGGACATCTATGACCATCACAATCCACTAATAGGAGCAAACATACTGGAACCAGAAGCTTTTAGTGGCATATTTGGATTCAACTTTGCAAGATACAACCTGATGAAAAGAGATGTTGGGTTTTGCAAGGAGATGGCTGCTTGCTTCAAAACAATGCCAGATGAGTTCAGGGCCATGGATGATAAGATGTATGATAGCACAATTAGTGTGGACTTCAACCCAGGGAGTAATATGAGATATCTAAAGTTTATTGAGAATGTTAAAAGAATCCATAAAGAGAAAGCAGGAGAGGATTTAGATGATTACATAAAGAAAATTCTCCAGGATGATTCTGTGGTCTTCTCTCGTAGCAGAGATGTAAATTCATGTAGGAAGAGGATGGTTCAAAAAAGCTTTGGGCAGGGGATCAGAGAATCGATGAAAGAATCAGATAGCATCAGAGTCTTATCGGCATCTATTTATTTAGCAAAACAATGTGTATGTAAAATTAGTGAAGAAGAGGAAGAAATTGCTAGTAGCTTGGAAGAGGTGTCTGAGGAGCTAAATGGTGCTAATGTGCAAACCATGTCTGTACTAAAGGCAAATCAGGATTCCATTACCAGAATCCGCAAGATCAGAATTACAAAAAGCACAATAAGGTGGTTTTGCTCCGTGATTTTAGATAGATATAAAGGCATAGAAAGAGAAGACATGAAGGAGTATATAACAAAAGACAAGGAGGAGAGAGAAAAACTAGAAGGATTCTATGAAGACAAATTCAATGGCTGTGAAGAAGTCATCAAGAGATCATTTTGGCCCGAGCAGCTGGCTCTGTTTGAGGATATATACAAAATAGTGGACTCAGAAGCTATGAAAGAAATTCAGGAAAAGAAGTACCGATCAGTCAAGAAAAGCACAAAAATAGACTTAAAGAAAATTGATAGTCGATCAACTAATCTTTATGAAGTTTGCCTGAAGGCTTGGAATAGCGAGCTGATCACTGAAGAAGAC